GCCCTGGCGCGAGATCAGCGCGCCGTCGCTCGCCGGCTTGCCGTCGAGCATCGAGCGGCCGGAGGCCGGCGACAGGATGGCTAGCGGCGCCACACCGTCGAGGCGGTGACGGGCGGCGAGCCACCAGTTCTTTCCGAGCGCGTTCGGGGCGTGCAGTCCGAAAGCCATCGGGCTGAAAGCAAACATCGCTCAGTACCAACGGAAGGAAGGCGAACCGGTGTAGGCGGTGATATAGACGTTGGCATCGCCGATCAGTCCTTCGTCCCATGCCTGCCCGGTGACCGTGTACGTCGGTGGCGGCGACGACGGCTGCGAGGTGCCCACCGTGAATGTGACGCTGTCCGAGGCGCCGCAGTAGATGCGCACGCCGCAGCAACCAGCGGGCTTCGCGCCTAGAACCGATCCATTCGCGCTTTGACTGGAGATCGGAACCATTACCCCGAGCCCACCACTGGCCGCGACTACCTGCTCAGCAAGCGAGCCGTCGCCCATATCTCTCAGGCTCTTGTTGCCATTTGCGATCGGGAAGACCCTATCAGCCATAGAGTTACCCCCTTCAATAAAGGACCCGCGGCTTTACGCGGGTCTGCTGACTTTCAGGCGATAGGCTCGGAGGCGGGCGGTTCATCGGAGGGTTTGCCGCTCGCCTCCTCCTTCTTGCCGCGCCCCTTCTTGACCACAGCGCCGTCGGCATCGACAGCCGGCCAAGGCTCCGCCGACCACTCGGCGGGGAACCGGGCGATGGCGTTTCGGGCGTCCACCTCGAACATTCGAACCTCGCCCTGAACCTTGTGATAGGCGTTCATGTACATTGTTGATTTCCTTTTCAGGCGAGATCGGGCGACACCCAAGCGCTCAGCGTGATCGACGGCGTCGTGCCGGCGATCTGCGTGTAGAGCTGAAGATAGCGGAAGACGTAGGCACCCATCAGGTTGGTGATGGGGATCATGAACTTGGTCGCCGAACGGCCGGTCATCGGCACGGTATAGGACGCCGGGCAGATGGTGCCGAGCAGCCGGCCGGCTGTAGCGGCGGCAAAATCGCGCGCCGCCAGCATCTCGACGTTGCCGTTGCCCCAGGCCGGATCGTTCGAGCCGAGCAGAAAGAGCTTGTAGGCCTCGTCGCCGCTCGACAGCTTCATCGCCGAAATGTCGAGATTGAGGTAACCGTCGAACCGGCCCGGCATGAGGTCAAGCTGCGCGTTGAGCGCGTTGACGTATCCGGATGCGGTAAGCGTCTGCGGGTTGGCGAAAGCCATCGCAGCGTCGAACGGTACGGCGCGCTCAGGCAGGATCGACGGCAGGAAAAGGTTGGAGAGGGGCATTCGGTAGCTCCCGATTAGGCGACGATGGTCGCAGCGGTGACGGAGGTCAGGCGGGCAACCGAACGCGGATGCTCGCGGGCAATACCCCAGTCCCACATGATGTGGTCGGACAGGAACGGCGATCCGGTAACGGCACCCTCGTCGATCACATCGAGCGAGGTCTGCTCGATGACATAGAGGCCGCCGTCGCGGAGACTGACGCAGTAGATCGACGCCGTCTGCGCCGCGCCGCCGCCAGCGCCGACCTCGGTGAACGGCAGCAGGTCCGGCGTGTCGTCCGGTTCGTAGCCGTAGAGGATCGGCAGCCCCTTGTAGCGCATGATCCGGCGACCGAAGCTGTCAACGTCGTTGTCGTAGACGATCGACTGGCCGGTGAGCGTCGAGTTGCGCGCGGCGATGTCGAGGAACGGCATCAGGCCACGCGGGAAAATCCAGTGCGTCGGCTTGTTGACCAGCCAGTAGAGCTGATCGAGGCTGGCGAGAGACAGCGCCGCGCCGCCGGCGGCGACCGAGTTGTACAGCAGGTTGGTGCCGAGGGCCTGGCAGCGCACCTGAAGGCCGTTCGGCTGCTTGGCGCCGGTAGCCGAGTTGTCACCCTTGACCATGATCTGGCTGAAATACTGGCCGAGCGCGATGGTCTTCAGCTCGCGCTGCTTGTTGCGATGGTCCGGGCCGAGACGGGCGACCAGAGCACGGTCAACCTTGATGTACTCGTCGATCGGGTAGGTGTCTTCCTCGCGCAGATTGAACGATCCGGTCTGCTCGTTGCCAGGAGCGTTGAAGTTGCGAAAGCCGACGGTCGGCACGCTGCCGATATCCGTGAAGGCCCGCTTGCCCTGGGTGGCCGGCAGGATCGGCGTCGCCGCCATCAGGTCGGACGACCGCACCATGTTCTCGACGAACACGCGCGTCGCGCTGTCCTGCGGCATGGTCTGCGCGTATTCCGTCATGGTGATCGGAGCGGAAATGGAAGGCGTGATGGTCGGCATGGGTTCCTGTCTCCGTTACGAGCGAGCCTTGCGGGCGTCGATCGCCGCCATCTTCTGGCGGAATGTCATGGTCTCGTAGCCCTCGATCTCATGCGGGTCGGGCTCGGTCCGGCCGGACTGATTGAAGGACGTGCCGCTCTGCCGAAGCAGAGTCTCGAATGCCTCCACGGCAGCGGCGGTCGCCATGAGAGGCAGAAGCGCCCGCCCCTTCTCGCCAAGACGGCCAACCAGCGAAAAGGCCACGGCATCGATCCGCTTGGCGGCATCGGCGCCGAGCTTGGCTCGTTCCTCGGTCAGGCGGTTGTTGTAGGCGGTCCGCTCCGCGATCTGGCGCTGGACCTCGAATCCAACGAGAGACTGGAACTCCGCCTTCGTGAACTTCTTCTCGAAAGCCAGATCACGCGCCGCCTTCAGGGCCGGGTCGTTCTGGTCGATCTCGACGCCTTCCGGCAGGCCCAGAGCGGCCACGTCGATCTCGTAGCCCTTGGCCTCGGTCGGCGTGTCGGCGGCGCGCTGTTCAACCTTCGTTTTGAGATCGGCGAAGGAAGTGGTCAGCTCGGCAAACGCCTTGCCGAACTCGTCGGCCCTGAGACCCTTTTCGTCATCCCAGAATTCCGCCGGAACGGACTCGGGGCGGGCGGGCCGCTCGGCCTTGATCTCGCCGGTATCGGTGCCGGTCGCACCCTGATCCTTAAGCGAGGCGTCCGCGTCGAGCTGCCCCTCGGTGGGCGTGCCGAGCGGGGCGCTCTGTTCGTTCTGCCCCTGGCTGTTGTTGTTCACCAGCATCGCTGTTGCGTGGTCCTTCAAGCAAATTGAGGATTTCGCGGACCATGCTAAGGCGGCCTACTTCCTCGCGCACTGCCCCGGACTTTTGCCCCGGCGTCGGACCACGCATCAGCTTTTCCGCCATGAATTCGCGGACAACAGCGCCGTCGCGCGTGCCACCGACGTTAGCGAAGGCCGCAAGAATTTCATCCTTCGTGTAGATCATTCTTCCCTCGTGGATCGTCAGGACGTGGCCGGCGCGCCGATCGAACCGGGCTGAAGCTGGCCGCCGCCGCCACCGAGGCCAGCCACCTTGGCAAGCATGTCGGTCGCTTGGGCGATCTGGCCCTGATCCCTGAATACGACCACGTCATTGCCGCCCATCTTGTCGACAATGTTCTTGAGCGTCGCGGTGCCGTCGACCGCCACCTTGGTTTCCTCCGGGAACAGCTCGGCGCCGATCTGGACAGAGCGGACGGCGTTGCTGACTTCCTGTTGGTCCTGTGCTCGCCGCGTCGGATTGTCGGCGACCACCGAGACGATCTTTCCCTTCTGGCCGGGGTACTCGATTTCCTTGAACAGCCCACGTTCGAGCGCAATGAACCGAAAGCGGGTGAAGAAGGCCCCCGGCCCTTCCTCCCAGAACACGACGCCGGGCGTTCCGATCTTGCGCTGAGCGAGTGCCATCTCGTCGAGCCATTGCGTTGCCGTCGGCGGGGTGTCGCCGCGCTGTTGCGGGAAGTCGTTGTAGAACAGCCGGCGCACGCGACGCTCGCGCTTCTCCTGGTCGAAGTAGACCGCGTCGAGCCGGTTGGGCTCATACATCTTCCGGACGGCATCCTGCGTTCCGTTCCGGATCGGATACCACGCGCCCGGCTCAACGCCGTCCTCGACGTTCGCGAAGCTGTCGTCCGGGTAGGTCATTGGAGGTCGAAGGCTCAGGTCGATGTTGTCCACCTCGGCAGCGGCCATCTCGTCGAGCACCCGGAGGTCAGGCGCCGCCTTGAGAAGCGGGCCGTTGCCGAACGGGAATTCCGAATGGCGATTGAAGGTGACGACGACGAAGGCGCACGAGCCAGCGCCGGCAAAAATCTTGCTGAAGACCAGTTCCCGGTTGACGAGCTGTACATACTGCCAGGTCTCTTCCGCCGCGGAGTAGTCGCGCCACCAGCCCCACGTCACCGAGGCCTGTCCGTTCGGCTTGTCGGCGATCGCCTTCGCGAGCTTGTCGGAAAGCCTGGCGTCGGACTCGATCAGCGAACTGACGAAGCGGTTCTTGGTATAGCGGACGATGAAGCGGTCACCGATCTTGCCGTCCGGCCCGATGTTTATTTCCATCTCTCGGAGTGGCACCGCGTAGCAGGAAATGGAGCTGTGCAAATCCTTGGTGTCGATCAGAATGCCGAAGGTGCCGACCGCGCCATCCGGGTTCAGTGCCTTGCCGATTTCCGCGTAAAAGTTGCTCTCCCAGATAAGGCCGAACACCTTGCCGCGCTGATCCTTGCAGGCGGCCTCGACCTCCTTCTTTACGACCTCCTCAACCTCGATGCTCGGGCGCTGGTTCGCCCACATCACCCCTTCCGGCATGAAGGAGTTGAGCAGCGTGGTTGCGAAGTTCTCGGTCTCCTCGATGGCAATGGCCGTCTGAAGGTCAACGTCATCCTTGGGCGGCGTGGCCGGGGCGGCGGCCGTCGACGTGACGTTCCGCGCCTTCTGCGGAGCCGCGAAGAAATAGGCCTCCTGAATGTCCGGAGCGAAGCGTGCCTTCTGTGCCCGAGCATCGGCGAGCCGATCGAGGGTTTCTTTCTGAAGGTCGACCATGGATCATCTCGCCCCGCTCAGGAGGAGTTTCAGAACGGAACTCTGCACGACGTCCGATGTGCCGGTCGGAAAGCCGGCCATGATCGGCGCCGACTGTGACCCGGCCGCCGGCGTGGTGGCGAAGCGGCCGAGCTGCGAGGTTTGCCCCTGCACGTCCTTCTGGATCGACGTGAAGTCGTTCTCCTGGTTCCGCTTCTCGACCGCAGCCAGAACCGGATCTTCCTTCACTTCGACCTTCGGGGCTTTCATAGCAACTCTCCACCTTGTCGGAGCAATTCTCGCAGAAAGCCGTCCGGCCGCACTGCCCTCGACCGAATGCCGAGAATGTGCGCCACCACCGGCACGCACCAGAAGCCTAGGCGCCAGTGCCGGCCGGTCTTGCGCTGGAGGTTGATGCGAACAATTCTTGCGCCATGAGCGGTCCAGACCTTGAACACGTCGTCCGCGTCCTCGTCGGCCACGACCGACAGGCGCATCCAGTCGATGGCCGGATCGCAGAACACCCATGCCCTGGTGCTCGGCACCTGACCGAAGCACGAGACATGCTTGAAGCGTCCCGGAATGAGGCGCACCCACCAGGACGTGCAATTCGGATGAAAGCAGACGAACCACGTGAAGGGGGTTTCGATCGGAAGCGCAAGCGATGTTTCACCCATGGCCGGCCACTCGCTGGCGCTGGATTCCTGGCGCCACCCTCGCCGAAGGAGACTGGCAATGATGTCGGAGGCTCGCCGCACCACGACGACGAGCGCCGCGGCTGAAGCGGGCCGACTGTCCGCTGGCGGCGCGGGACGGCACATAGGGCGCCGGCCGGTGCGCGGCATCGAGGCCGACCATCGCCTTTCCCTCGCCCATGCCGAGGATCATGTACTGGAGCGCGTCCGCCGGGTTCGACCACTGGTCCTTGACCGGCTCCAACTTGTTGAAGTCGTTCTTGCGGTAATGGTACTTGCCCTGCATCGCCATCTTGATCGTGCGGGCGTTCGCCGTGACGAGGAACTTCGGCTTCCCGTCGACGAGCTGGGTTAGGCAATATTCGACCGCTTCAAGGCGGGTCTTGATGTTGTTGGTCGGCACCGGCGCCGGCTCGACGATCATGCCGTGCTGGCGGAAGATATCGAAGGCCGTGCGTTCGTCGGTCTGGTTCTTGTCGGCGCCCTTCGGATCGCCGTGGAACCGCACTCGGAAGCCGGGATATTTCCGCTCAAGCAGGGCCTTCACCTTAGGCGCAAACACCGTCGCACTCTCGTCGCGGCCGATCAGCTCGTCATAGACGATCACCCGCCCGTTGACGCTCTGGCCGATGATCGCCGCCGGCTGCCGGCCGAAGTCGAGCCCGACATGCAGATCGTGGCTGCGCACTGGCGAAAGGATGCGATTGACGAAGTGGATTTCCGGCCGGAACGTTGGCCACACGGGCGAGCCTTCAAGGATCACTGTCACCACATTCATAATGCGGCTGTCGATCCAGCTGCGCGTCTTGCCCTTGATCTGGTCGAGATAATAATTCGGCTTCAGCCACTTCACGTTCTCGGCAATCGGATTGTCCTCATAGCCGATGATCGATCCGTCCGCGTCGCGAATGGCGATCAGGCCGGGCGGCTGCATGAAGAAGCCCCATTCGACCGGCCAGCGCAACGCCTCGCGCTCCTCATCCGGCATGCCGTCCGGATAGGGAACCTGACCGGTCATCATACCGGTCCAGTGGTCTTCCTCCGGAGCGTTCATGTCGAAGATCACGCCCGACCACGTACAGCCACCATCCTTCACGGCCGGGTATCGGCCGGCGCGGCTGGTGGCCTCGTCGAACAGGTCTTTCGGGATGTACTGCATCTCGTTGAAGTAGAAGCCGGTGTACTCGCCGGAGCGCAGCTTCTTCACGTCATCCGGCTTGTCCAACGCCAGGAAATCGACCTCGATCACCATGTCATCGAGGCGGATGATGTGCTGGTAGGGGATCGACCAGCGGAACTTGCCGTAGACCTCCTCCGGGAAGGTATCCAGCCACGTTCGGATGGTGGTGTTCTTCAGCTCCGGATAGGTGTTGCGGACAACGGCCCAGCGCGTGCGCCGGATGCCGTAGCGGTCCGGCCGCTGCTCCGACGCAATCGCGTAGAGCAGCATGTTGGCAGCCTTCGACTTGCCAGAGCCAACCGGGCCTTGAATGCCGATCACCGGCTTACGGCAAAGCAGGAAGTCGACAAGCACCGATCCATCGGGCTCGTAGATTTGCCGGCCGTCCGGAGTGAAGCGGATTTCAGGCATCGATAGACTTTCCAACGGGAAGCTCGAACACCTTTCCGGATGTCCACCGGCCATGCTCGATCGCGGCGGAAATAGCCCTGATTGCCGGAGCGCCTACGTGCATGGCGCCGAGCGCTACGGCGGCGTCCGCCCCTATTGCCATGTAGGGGAGGCCTGACAGATCCTCGGCGCCAAAGTGGGAAAGCAGCGAGAGGCTGCCATCCGAACCTGCGCGCAATACAACGATCTCGTTATCGCCGTCCTTGTCGAGCGGGATAAGCGGCGACTCTCCGATATAGCCAGAGCGGACCCAATCAAGAAATGCGGTACCGAGAGCAGCATTGCCAGCAATGCCGAAAACAAAGCCATCCGGCCCCTTCGCCATCTTCACGGCTCCGGAAACCTTAGCGCCTCCGTAACATGCGCCAGTGTCGGCGGCCATTACTCCAGCCCGATAAGCAATCGTCGTCAAAGTCGACCTCCAAATTTTTTAAGCTGACAAAAAATCTCGGGTTTATTTGGGGAAATCGTGCGTGGGGAGTTGGATCTCTTGCACGGCGACCGGTTTTTCCGGGCGGGGTCCCGCCCTGGGCGCCGCGCCGCGAGCTACCCCCCGCCCGCCTCCGATCCGCCGTCCGGCGCGTCGTGGCACTCGTCATAGATGGGCGTCGCGTCGATTATGCGTGCATTTACAGCGGGTTGCACGTTTGCGTCAGCAGCCGTCGAGGCTGCTGACGGCGCGTTGATGACGATGACATAGCCGCGTGACTGGCCGGGTGGGGCTGTGCCCTGCTCCTGATCCGCCAATTGTTCCAATGCCTTAACCGCCTGAACCACCGCTAGGCTGTTGTCGCTGGTATCCCGGATGCGCTTGAGGGCCAGGATGTTGCCGGATCGGGCCGACGAACGGAGCACCCGCTCCTCACCCTTGATCGCTGCGATAACGGCAGGCTCTCTCATCCACCGATAGGCCGTGCGCTCCGGAATTCCGAGCTTCTGGAACACATGCGTGAATGGCAACCCATCCCACACGATGGACTGAACAAACCCGACCTGACGCCGGGACAGCGCCGACAGGTGCGCGTCAGTGTCCTGAGTTGCGACCGGCTCTTGCGAGGTCTTGGCAGGGGCGGAAAGAGCGTCGCTCATGCTGCCACCTCGTCGTCAACGAGGGGCCGGCCATGCTCATCGAGCCTGACGAGGACGAGGGCGACATTGAGGGCGCCGAGGACGGCAGCGAGCGAGATCGGCCCGAAGTGCTTGTAGCCGGCTTCGAGCTTGGCGGTATAGCCGTCGGCGATGAACGCCACGGTGTCCATGTCGATCTGGGAGAGGCCTTGCCGCTTGCGTTCGGCGACCAGCTCGGCAAGCAGGGACTGATAGTCCCGGATGATCGGGTTTCGCATTGGTGCGGCAATCTCTCGCCGCGGCCCGTCTCGCATCTAGCGATCGCTTTGGTGCCACCATTCGCCGCGTTGGTCAATCCCTTGTCCCGATGGGATATCCCTCCCTCTCCCAAAGGGAGGGGATATATCCCTTTAGGGATATAGAGGGGGGAAGCAGGAGGCTGGAAGGGGCTGGAAGCCGGTTGGAAGGGGGCTGGAAGCCGGCTGGAAGGGGGCTGGAAGCGCCGATTTTGGGCTGGAAGGGGGCTGGAAATGGAGTTCTGTACTCAAGATAGGTATTCATGCTTATAAGATTTGATATGAACGACACCACCCAGCCGTCAAAAAAACTCCACACATATGTTGACTTCCACAGTTCTGTGGAGTAGCCTATATTCATCATGAACGCGCAAGAACTCAAACGCTGGTTGGCCCGACAGGGCTGCACTTTCGAGACGCACCGGGGCGGTAGCAGCCATGTGACGGTGCGGCGCGGTGACAGGACCTCGCAGATCCCCATGCACGGGGCGAGCAAGGAACTTGGCTCCGGGCTCGTGAACAAGATCAAGAAAGACCTCGGCCTCAAGTGAGGCCGGGAGGAAGGACGGAACGATGCTCTATTATCCTGTCGAGCTGACGCCCGACGACAACGACACCCTGTTGGTGACGTGCCCAATCTTGCCCGAGGTGACCACTTTCGGCGTAGATCGCAGCGACGCCCTCCGGCATGCCGCCGAGGCCATCGAGGAAGCCGTTGCGGCGCGCCTGTCGCGTTGGGAAGACGTGCCGTTCGGTGATCCATCCGGCAATGCCGAGAGAGTCCGGCTGCCACTCGCCGCCAGCATGAAGACGCTGCTGTTTCTGGTTTGCCGGCAACACGGCGTCACGCGCGCCGAACTGGCTCGCCGTCTTGGCTGGCACCGCGAACAGGTCGACCGGCTTTTTCGCCTCGATCACAACTCGCGCATCGACCAGCTAGAAGCGGCATTCCAAGCCGCCGGAGAGCCTTTCGAGGAAGCCGTCAAGCGGGCGGCTTAGCCGCCGCGCGGACCGGGCCTGCTACGCAACATCTTCCGGCCGGCACCTGGTCAGCCGCATGCGGGTCTTGCTCGGTGGCCCGTATTCGGCGTTGCGGATGCGCTTCTCGGCGAACAATCGGTTCATCGCCCCCTCAAACCCCCGGCGATCTGTACCTTTGGCTCGCGCGTCCAGCGCAAAAACCGTCGGCGCATAGTTCGATGATCGTGCCGAGCCTACAAAGCGGCCTTCGGCCTCATAGTCGTCCAGCAGCCGCAGAAAGAGCGCATCAATGCGGGCCTTTGCCGCGCTCGGGTCCTGCTGAGGCTCGTCGACGTTCTCGGCGACGAAACGCCCGTCTACCCACCGCATCTTGATCTCGGCGCCGATGGGGCCGTAGTTGGCTTTCTTGGTGGTCAGGACACGCAAATCCGGGTCATCCTCGATGCCGTCGCCGCCGATCGCGCGCCGGAGATAGAGCCGCGACCGAACCGAGTTGTTCCAAGCCGTTGAACCGGAACTGCCGCTACCGCTGGACATGCCCGACACCGAAGGGTGAGCAAGAAGGACGATGGTCAGGTCACGCTGGACACAGAGACGCCGCAACATGCCGATGAAGGCGCGGGATTGTGCGCGGTCGATCTCGTCACCTCCGAAAAGGTCGGCCAGCGTATCGAGCACCACCAGCTTGGGTTGCCACTCGGAAACGAAGCGCTCAAGAGCGCCCCATAGAGCTGTTGGCTGTAGCCGACGCGAGCGCGGCTCTGGGGCTGCCAACACAGCGTCCGGCTCCTCGACAAGCGACGAGACGCGGAGATTGTCGAGATCGGCAAGCTCCGTCTTTTCGGCGCGCGTGATCGACCAGAGGCGTCGGTGGCATTCATCGGCGTCATCTTCGGCCGTCACGAACAGCGACCGGCACCGCGGCACACGGTGCCCCAGCCATACGCCGCCGACAGACGCGGCAATGGCGAGTTGAAGCGCCAGAAGCGACTTGCCGGTGCCGCCATCACCGTTGAGGCTGGTCACCGTACCCTCGGGGACAAGATCGTCGACCATCCACCGCCGTACCGGCACCGGCTGTCCTTGAAGATCGGCCGGGATGATTTGAGGCAAGAGCTTCAGCGCCGGCCCCTTCGGCGTCGGATGCGGTTCGCTGATGATTTCGCCCGTCTCCGGGTCGATGCGCTCCCGCAGCAACGCGGCGGCGCTGGCGGCGCCGACCTCCTCATCGCGGTCCGCGGTGCTTTCGAGCGGCGGCGCCGGCGTGCGCATGCCGGCGTTGAGCCCGCTTGCGATCGTCTTCAGCACCGACGGCATGCCATCGTCTTTGGCCAATCCGCAAGCCTGGGCGGCAGCGATCAGCGCCTGCGTGACCTCGTGGCGCCCCAGACGGCCAGCGGCCACCTGGTGCCCGAGCTTCAGCGCGGCACGGTTCAACTCGCTATTGCGCGTGCCGGGATAGGATCCGGCGACAGCGGCGCATTCGTCGTCGAGCGCTGCCGTCGCATAGGCGCGCTCCTGCGCAGAGCTGGCCGGCCGAGACGCGACGGGCAACGCCGTCGCCGCCGGCGGGGCCTCGTCGCGAGCCTTCGGCGTCTTGATGATGTCAACGATCCAACTCGGTACCGGTGGGATCGTATCGGCCTCGATCGCCTCCAGAAGCGACGGATGCCCGTCCAGCGTCCCGTAGACCGCGCCGTCGGCGCGCATCGATCCGGGCGCGACGATCCATCCGCCAGCGCCGCGCACGTCGATCCCGTCTGGAAGATTGCCGCGGGCGTTGCCAAGCGGTTCTTGTGACAAGTTGCGGAAGATATGGTGTAGCCCGCCGCCGGCCGTCTCCACCACCGGCCCCGCCGGCATGCCGCCTTTGGATGCCGCCAGTTCGGCCAGCGCAGCGACACCGTCAGGGCCACCATGCCGATCGGCATCGATCACCACCAGCTCGGACATCGCCAGCTCGATACCCGGCAGTGCGTCCGGGAACTGCATCCACCAGCGGCGCACGATGGCCGGGTCCGACGTTGCGGCCTTGCGCCACTCGACAAGCGGCGTCTTGTCCCACTTGTTGGCGCCCTTGGTGACGCGAGCCGGGAATACAGGAACGCCGGCCTCGGCCAGCGCGAGCGCGACCGCGAGATTGATCTCCCGAGCGGACGGTTCGGCATGCGCCGCCGGGTCGAATGTGAAACCGAGCTTGGCCATCAGGGCGCCTTATCCAGCCGCTCGGCAAGCGATTTGCCGAAGGTGTCGATGATCTTGCGCAGGAACGACACCCACTCCACTGCCCCGAGTTTTGCGAGGTCGGTTTCGCCGATCTCGTCGAGGTAGGCGCCGGCCGCGTCGCCGGCGTCCCTCAGCGCTTCCTGTTCCGCTCGATCAAGCTCTTTCCGTGGCATCATGAATGCCTTGCGTGCGAGGTGTATGTGATCGTCACAGCTCCACCAGACGAGCGGTCGCCGCTCGAAATAGCCGGGCTTGCAGGTGAAGGCCGCGCCATCGTCCCGTCGTCGGCAGCAGAAGCACGGGCCACCGGCCAGAGGGTCGGTGCTAAGCTTGCGGGCGGCGATCATCTTCGCGACCTTTCGACGCCGCCTTGTCGAGCGTGGCAAGCGCGCGGCGAATATCTCGCATCCCCTCGGATGCGGCTCTCCCCTGCTCTACGCCGGCCGATATGCGGCGAACCTCGGCGATGAACTGGCAACGCGCCGAGCCAATACGGTGACCAATCGGCATGTTCATTCAGCGGCCTCCTTTCCAGCGGCGAGGCCGATAAGCCGCCCGACGACGTCAAGGTGTTTTCCGTTCTTGTTCACGCGGATGTGGGTGATCGGAGAGAGTTCGCCGGTGCGCTCGATGGCCTCGGCAACCGTGCGCGGAAACGGCGTCCCACCGTCGAGACGGCGCCAGATCATGCAGGCTTTGTCGCGCGCGAACCCACGATGCTCGAACGCCCACCATTCGCGGTACGCGGCCGGCCCGCACTGATACTCGACGAGTAGCGATGTCGGTGCGCCCGGCTTGTCATATGGCGTGAAGCGGAGATCGGTGACCTCCAGCCACTTCGGCGCCTTCTGCTCGTCGGACATGATGGCCACGTCTTCGGCGTGGGCCGCGTGCGCCGCCTCTTCCCGCGTCCATTCAAAGCCGCACGTCGGGCAATAGCGCGTCGCGATGGCAACCTGCTCCTGACACTCCGGGCATACCTTCGCGCGAACGTCGTCTGGTTTCGCCTTGCCCTCACCATCGCCGCCGCCCGGCTCGCTTTTCGGCTTGGGGGCATCGATGGGGCCGTGCCGCATCACGTTGCCGGCGAAGTCCAGCACCAGGCAATTTTCCTTGCCCGACGCAAGGCGAAAGCCTCGCCCGACCATCTGCACGTAGAGGCCAGTCGACAGCGTCGGCCGAAGGAGTGCGATCAGGTCGACGTGCGGCGCGTTGAAGCCGGTTGTCAGCACGCCGACGGAGGTCAGGCACCGGATGCGCTGCGCCTTGTAGGCGGCAATGATCTGGTCGCGTTCCTTCGACGGTGTGTCTCCGGTGATCGTCTCGCAGCTGATGCCATGATCGCGCATGCAATCGCGCACGTCGGCCGCGTGCTCGACGCCCGTGCAGAATGCCAGCCAGCCACGGCGATCCTTGCCGTACTCGATGATCTCGCGGCAAGCCTCGACCACGACGGACGGCCGGCGGGCGGCAGCCTGAAGCTCATCGGCCTTGAACTCGCCGGCGCGGATGTGAACGCCGGACACGTCGATCCGGGTTGCCGTCGCCTTGCTGATCAGCTGCGACAGGTAACCCGCCTCTATCAGGTCGCGGACGTTGGCATCGTAGATGATCTCGTCGAAAAGGCGATCTTTGCCACGATCGAGCCGACCACTATCCAGCCGGTACGGCGTCGCGGTCAGGCCGACGATGCGCATGTCCGGCGTCACCTCGCGCAGCGAAGCGAAGAAGCGGCCGTACATAGTCGAGGCCGAGCGCGGGATAAGGTGCGCTTCGTCGACTATGATCACATCGAAGGCGCCGACCTCGGCGGTCTTGTTGTGGACGCTCTGGATGCCCATGAACAGCACGCGAGAGTGTCGGTCCCGTCGCCCGAGGCCGGCCGAGTAGATGCCGATCGGCGCCGACGGCCAGATGCCGAGCATTTCCTGAGCGTTCTGACCGATCAGCTCCTTGACGTGGGTAATGACGCCGATCCGTAGTGACGGCCATTGCGCCACCAGTTCGCGGACCAGCGTCGCGATAACCAGCGACTTGCCGGCACCGGTCGGCAGCACGATCAATGGATTGCCGCCGCCGCTCTCCCAAAAGCCATAAAGGGTGTCGATGGAGCCGCGCTGATAGGGGCGGAGGGAGATCATTCCGCCGCCTCCCTGCGCATCGCGCGGGCTTCGCGCATGTAGTCCTTGGCGATGGCGTCGCACTGCCGGTTCACCCACTGGCGGTTCTGGCCGCCGCGGTGCCCGTAGACATGGCGGACCAGCAGCGGTTTGCCGGCCTTCTCGATCGAGGCCAGCGCCGCCGTTTCCATCTCCGATGGCCTCATCATGTTCGGCCGGATGCCGTGTCCGGCCGGGTGATTGCTCACCGTCACCCTATCCAACCGGCCGGCGATCATTTCGAGCGCCTGAAGGCAATCGCATTGAACCAGCACACGCTCGACGTCGTCGAGGTGATCGAGCTTCTGGAGCGCGGCAAGCGCGTTGGCGATGCCACATAGCTCCGCCTCCCGCGAGGTGCGAGGGTTGGTATTGCGACCAAACCGGCCGCCGAACAGCATGCCGCCAGCCTGCCAGTCGTTACGGATAGCCCACGCACCCCAGCCGCCTGCCCATGTTTGCAGGCAAAGCGAGCTGTCGACGAAAAGCGTAAGGAGGTCGATCATTTCGCCTCCTTGCTCGGCGTGCGACGCGGCCTTTTCGGGGGTTCCATTCGCGCCGCCGGCGCGTTGCTGTTCTCGACGAAGTGCCGGCACGCCGAGGCATAATGCGGGATGCGATCCGGTGCCTTGTTCGGCACTTTG